ATTCACTATTTGATGATGGCTCAAATTTATTTAGGTGTACCTATTCCATGAAAGCAAAAGAAATAAAATGGAAAGGAATGGAGTTTAGGAGTAAATTAGAAGCAAGATACTATAATCATTTTAAAAATTTAGATTGGGATTTTGACTATGAACCTGATGTACCTGGTTTAATTGGTTATCAACCTGATTTTGTTTTATATCCTTCAAAAAAAAGATCTAAACGTTTTGGGGACAAGCCAATTTATGTTGAAATAAAACCCATACGTAATGTAACGGAGTACTGGGAGAATCCTGATTACATAAATTTTAGAGAAAAAATAAAAAAATATTGGAACCCTCAAAATGATTTAATTTTATTTGGTGGTGCTTTAAAAACTAGATCTGACACAGCTGCTGTAGCTCTGTGTTTAGAAAATACAATATATAACCATTTGACCTCATATCAATTTAAATACTCATATACGGAGGGGTGGACCCGCATAGGTTTATCAATGTTTCACACGTATGAATATATGCAAGATGATGAGCCAGCAACGACTCCTATTATGTTTGACTACGAACTTGATAACAAATTTGATCCACAATATGAAAAAATAATAGAGATGGTGGAAGGTTCTTGGAATAAAGCCTGGTCTCAAATGAGATGGAAACCACAATGAAAACAATAGTATTAGGACCTCCAGGTACAGGAAAAACAGAAACTTTATTAAACGAAGTAGATAAATATTTAAAAACAACGGATCCCAATCGTATTGGTTATTTCTCATTTACTCAAAAAGCAGCTTATGAAGCCAGAGATAGGGCCATGGATAAATTTAATTTAACCGAAGATGACTTGCCATATTTTAGAACTTTACACTCATTGGCTTTTAGACGTTTAGGAATTAAAAAAGAAAATGTAATGCAACGTAAACATTATGCTGATGTAGGGAAACAAACAGGAATACGTGTAGATTATAATGAATGGGACGACGACCAAACAGGATTATTTACCACCAACAGTGATTATTTAAGAATTATTCAACTTGCCCGATTAAGAGGTATTACGCCCGAACAACAATATAATTTAAAAGAACATTCTCAAGAAGTTTCAGTCAAAGATTTAAAAATTTTAAGTAGTGAATTAGAAAGTTATAAAAAAGCTCACGGCCTCATTGATTTTAATGATATGATTTCTGAGTTTACAAAATCAGATGTTTCCCCTAAATTTGATGTTGTATTTATTGATGAAGCTCAGGATCTATCTCGTTTGCAATGGAATATGGCAAAATCTATTTGGGATAAAACTGACGATTCGTATATTGCGGGTGATGACGATCAAGCAATCTTTCGATGGGCTGGTGCTGATGTAGATAGCTTTATTACTCAAACAGGAAAAATATTAAATCTAGCACAATCGTATCGAGTACCAAGCGTAGTACATGATATAGCTATGGGAATTGTTAAAAGAATTTCTAATAGACTTCATAAAGAATGGGCGCCTAAAAGTAAAAGTGGACGACTTTCTTATTATCATGAATTTAAAGATGTAGATATGAGGAGTGGGAAATGGTTTGTATTAGCCAGAACTCGTCACATGTTAAATGAGTTAGAAAACGTTTTGTATGCTAAAGGATTGTACTATCATAATAAATTCAAGAAAGGTTACGAAAAAGATTTATACGAAGCGGTTGTTGATTGGGAAGAGTGGAGAAAAAATAAAGACTTAGATCATGAAAAAATAAAAAGAATTGCATCTTATATGTCTCCTAATCATTATCAAAAAGAAAATCTTCAGTATCTTGATAAGGATAAATCTTACAAGATGACCGAAGTTTATAATAATCGAGGATTAAACACTCAAAAAGTTTGGTATGAAGCTTTTGATTCTGCTCCACAAAACCAAGTTGAATACATTCGAAAGATGAGAGCAAATGGTGAAGAACTTAATAAAACGCCGCGTATTTTATTATCAACGATTCATGGTGTCAAGGGGGGAGAATGTTCAAACGTCGTTCTCTTAACCGATTTAAGTAGAAATACTCAAAAAAGTATGGATCGTTTTCCCGACGACGAGAATCGATTGTTCTATGTTGGAGCAACACGAACTAAAGATCATTTACATATTATCAGACCCAAAGACATTTATAAGGCATTTCGTTTATGAGGGATTATAATTTTTATTATTGGGGACCCCTTCTTTTTAAAATAAAAATACAACAAGAAGATTTAAAAAAATGTGCTGCCCTTTGTAGTAAACAATCAAGTCGGGTGAATGATACGCTGGCAGGAGCTATCAAACATGAACACTACGCCAGCAGCAACGCTTTTGTGAGAATCATCGATCCTTATTTACAGGCTTTTGGTGAGGCATATCAGAACTGGTATGGAAAACCCATCACTCAAACGAGTATCCTTATGTCCTGGGTTAATTTTATGAGAGCTGGAGAATTTAATCCTCCGCATACTCACCCTGGCTGCGATTTGTCTAGCGTTTTATTTATTAAAATTCCTGAAGCATTAAAAGAAGAACATAAAAAATTTACAGGAACAGGAACAGGACCAGGTTCACTTTCTTTTACTTACGGGGAGTTTCAGCCCCACGCTATTTCCACTAGATATTTCTTTCCCGAAGAAGGAGACTTTTTTATATTTCCAGCAACCCTCACTCATTTCGTCACTCCTTTTATGTCCGAAGGAGAGAGAATATCCATGAGTGCAAATTTTAAATTGCAGACATGAGTGTTTATAAAAAACAAATCGGCGGATCCCATTATAAAGACATGAAGATCCAGCCCAGTAAATTTATCAATGATAATAAATTGCTTTTTGCAGAAGGAAATGCTATTAAATATATCTGCAGACACGCACATAAAGGAGAAGTACAAGATTTGGAAAAAGCCAAACATTATATTGATATGATTATTGAGAGGGATTATTCTTAATGCAAATGCCTCTCTTCAAGCCACAAACAGAGTGGCTCCCACCAGAAGAATTTCCTGATTTAACTCAAGCCTGTGAAATAGCAATTGATTTAGAAACTAAAGATCCAAATTTAAATATACGAATGGGATCAGGTTCGGTTGTTGGAGTGGGAGAAGTTGTTGGAGTCTCAGTAGCTACAGAAGATTTCTGTGCGTACTATCCTTTTGCTCATGAAGGCGGGGGTAATATGGATCGTAAGATGATCATCAAATGGCTTACCGCTGTTTTAAAAACACCCTCTGATAAAATTTTTCACAACGCCATGTATGATGTCTGTTGGTTAAGAGCCATGGGCTTAAAAATTAATGGACGTGTTATAGATACAATGATAGGCGCAGCTTTATGTGATGAGAATCGATTACGTTATGATTTAAATGGTTGTGGACGAGATTATGTAGGCAAAGGCAAAGATGAATCTGCATTGTATGAAGCAGCAAAGTCATGGGGAGTCGATCCTAAAGCTGAAATGTATAAACTTCCAGCAATGTATGTTGGGGCTTACGCAGAGCGTGACGCCCAACTCACACTGGAGTTGTGGCAGGAATTAAAAAAAGAAATTATTCACCAAGATATTCAATCTATATTCAAAATGGAAATGGAATTATTTCCATGTCTAGTTGATATGAGATTTCTTGGTGTACGTGTAAATCAAGAACAAGCCGCGAAAGAAAAGAAAACATTAGTCGAACAAGAGAAAAAAATGTTAGGTGAAGTGTTAGTAAATACGGGGATAGATGTTCAGATCTGGGCGGCACGATCCATTGCTAAAGTCTTTGATAAATTAGGGCTACCTTATGATCGAACTGTTAAGACTGAAGCTCCATCATTTACTAAAAATTTTCTAACAAATCATCCTCACAATGTCGTGAAGTGTATTGCCAAAGCTAGAGAAATTAATAAAGCTCACACCACGTTCATTGATACCATCCTAAAACATAGCCAAAAAGGTAGAATTCATGCGGAAATTAACCAACTTAGAGCCGAAGGTGGAGGAACCGTGACGGGAAGATTCTCGATGAATAATCCAAACTTACAGCAGGTTCCAGCAAGAAACAAGGAACTCGGACCACGGATCAGATCTTTATTTATTCCTGAAGAAAAATGTAAGTGGGGTTGTTTCGATTACAATCAACA